ATGGTCAAGTTTTCGGTAGCCATTAATTTGGCGAGTAGTGATTTTGATTCAATAAGTTCCATAAGTTCTCCGATTTAATGAAACCATTATACTACAAATAATGCTTACCGTCAAATGTTTTTTGTAAAAGCGTTGTTTTTTAGCAACACCGTGCCTTATTGATACTCTTGCTTCATTTTTTGGTAGTCGGATTGGTCTTTTTCGTGACCGGTTAACGCTGCCCACTTTCGGATAACTTGATCCAGCGTTTCCCAAGGCTCCTGTTCGACTTCCGGTGTGACATTTTGCAAATGAATGTAATATCCGTTGTTACTCATGATTTTTTCCTTCATTTTTATCGAAAATTTGCTGCTCAATTGATGCGGCAAGCTCTTCGGCAAGCTTCGGATTGAATTTTACGAGAAAATAAGCGACATCCTGAGCAGGAATGTGTCGCATATTTAACATAATCTCATCAATTCCTCTTAAAATTTGTGTTTCTTCGTGTTGTGCTAACATTTTTCACCTTTTTCATTTTGTAAAGTTGTACCAACCAGTAACAATATACTTGTCCTGTGTCATTGAAGCGATTCCTCGATGGGTATGTGTCCAATCAGCAGGCCAAATTACAGTTAATCCCTTTTTTGGCTGAAATTTCACTTGTTGGTAATAAAATTCAGTTTCACCATCATCGGTTACATCATTCAAGTATGTCATATACACCAAATGGCGCCCACCTGACGGATGTTTTACTCCAACTCTCTCACAATGCCATGCATAGAAACCTTCGGTTGGTTTATAGTGCTGAATATTCATACTATCAAGAATATCCCAAGGTGCATAGAAATCACAAAACTTATATTTTTCAATATACTTCTTCGTTACCTTTTGCACCTCATTGTAATACCGTGTTGCCAACTCCGGATTTAATTTTAAATCAGAATCAGTAGATATTTTTACCATTTCATCTTCTCGACCATAAGCGCCAGCATAACCAGGTCCCTTTAAGTCGGTATTGTCAAACCATTGAATAATCTCATCACATAGTGTTGTATCTTCAATATAGTCGGTAAAAATAAAACTTTCGCTCATTGTAGTGTATCAGTTTGGGTTGAAGTGACTGTTGAACCTCTTTGCTTTGCAATTCCAACAGATTTCAGCCAATCCAATTCAATTTGCAATTCTTCTTCGTTTAATGTTTGGAGATATTCTTCATAATCTTCCCACTCATCTCTTGTAATCATTATCTTCTCATGCTTGATATATCTTTTGCTTCATTATCTGTAAAAATTGGCACCGCATTTGATTTGTGCATAGTACCAATACCTTTCATCTTGTCACCTGTATATGAATTTTGGAATCTTTTCGTGCAAGCTACAAATCCTGTATCCAAGGAAGCAATCGGAGGAGATTCTCTACCTGCCGGAACCGTAAACATTGGAGTTACTTTGGAAAACTTTGTGGATTTATTTTTACTGAAATTGGTAGTCATCGAATTAATGGACATTAGCCATTCTTCGTATTGTAATTTCTTTGCTTTAGGAACTTTGCGTTTCTTAGATTTTGGAATATAACCGTGAATAAACATATAATTCTCCGTGACTGAAGAACCATTGTATTACAGTTTGAAGCGGAGGTCAAGCGTTGTGTTGTATGGAAACAACAAGATTACCAATACCTTATTTCAAAGGCGGACATACCTACTTATAATGAAAAACCAAGAATTAAGTGGTAATCTTAATTTTTTTCATGAGGTGAAATGTCAAGTTCTTCTTCCAAGAAGTCCTCGGAGTTCTTAATGTATTTCTTTACCTCGGAATGCTCTGTTGTTTTTTTCTTACTATGCAAAAAGTTCTTTGCATATGTGTAATCATCGTTGTAATCTTGATTCTTGCGAAACTTACCTAAAAACTTTGTCACTTACTACTCCTATTTCATGGTTTCAAAAGTTATGCCTTTAATTTTAGTTTCAGGCATATTATGCATATCTTCATCCGAAATATAGGTAATATCGGAATGAGGATAACAAATTTTTACGAGTTTTAATAATTGAATGATTGTACCATCAGAATCATTGAACGAAAATATTTCATCTACACAATTTATATTACTTATAATTTCACGGCGAGTGGTATAATCTTGGACATATCCGCCTTGTGACCAGGCCATCCACCAGTCAGAATGAACGCCGACAATTAACCAATCACCCTTAGTTTTACATTTTTTAAGAAACTTTAATTCTTCAATAGATAGTGGGTCGAATGTGCCGCTTGTTATTATTATTCTATCTTTTTCAAACATTATGGTAATAGTTGTGGGAATGCCTCTTTAACAAATTTGTAATCTAAACCTTTTACACCTAAATCTTTTCTTAGTATGCCTATGACAACTTCTGCTTCACGGGGTTCAATCGATTCAATTAACTGTAATAACAATTGTTTTCTTTTTTGATCCGTTAAAGCTTCAGCGGAAGGATTACCTTTTTGAAACAAATACAATTTACGAATTTCAGTAGATAACTGGCATTGTGAAAGGCCTGCAATTTTGTTTGTTTCGGTAAGTTTATATTCCGCAGGAAATTCAGTAATCAGCCATTGGTGATTTGGGTGAAATGCTAGTTCCAAAACTTGCACCAATGTTTTTGTCAAATTACGCTCAATGACAGCCATCTTATCTTTTTTACTTTTGGCCTCATCAAACTCATCAAAAACTTCATATATATTCTTCATTAAAAATCCTCTATTACTTCCATTAAGTTCTTCAGTTTGTGCTCAATAAAATAATTCAGCAATTTGTTCCGTTTTGCTGGAACAGTTTCTTCATAAGTATTTATGATTTTATTCTTGATATCACCAGGAATTAACCTTAGGTCAATTAGTGTTTGGTTGCGTGAAAATCCAACTCTTGCATTTTCATCTTCCCATTCACCATAGTTTTCAGCCAAATACTTTTCAATAATCTTCTGTGTGATTGGTTTCTGCCTTAATTCACGAACAAAACAATCTGATGGTGAAAACACATTAGGAATACCATCACCTTTATCACCACGAATAATCTTTTCTTTTAGTTCCAGTAATGGGTCAATCGACTTAACATATTTCTTCTGTGAGGGGTTATATTGTTTAACATTCTCACCATACATCTGTAACTGCAAGAAGTCACCATCACTTGATAGAATCAAAATCTTTTCATGTGGTGCATGACGAGGTACTAATGTACCAATGATATCATCCGCTTCAGCACCCTCAACATCGATTACTTTGTATGGGAAGTTTTCTTTGAGTTCTACCTTAAACTTGGCCAACATATCAAAGATAAGGTGCCAATCGAGGTCAGATTTCTCACGGGTTTTCTTGCGACCAGCTTTGTAAAATGGAAAGAATTCTTTTCTCCAATACTTACGATTATCGCAACACAATATTACTTCACCATACTCTTTAAAATTCTTAACGTGATTCCGTATAATATTTAAAATCATATGACGAATTAGGTCCTCATCCAACTTGCCTTTTTGATTAGCAATCTGTGCCATGAGTCCGGCTAATAATACTTGGTTTAAATCTACTAATACCATAATAAACTTTCAATAGTTTCCAATTAAGATGCTATTGTATCACGCTTTTTGTAATTTGTCAAATGTTTTTTGAATAAAGCTGTTGGATGTGGTAGTTTTGCGAGCCATAATACCAAATGTACCAGAAGGAATTAAGTTGGACATATATTCCAACGGATCCATAAAAATGGCTTCAAACATATCGATATCTACCAATTCACCATCGGCATCTTCTTTGAATAGAATAACGTGGTAAGCATTACCCATTGCTGAGTGACCAACGTTTTCGCCAGCATCTTTGTATGTGGCACCCTCTAGATGTATTGTATCTTTCTTTGGTCCAGGTAAAAAGAAGTATGCATCGTGGTCATCATACTTCAGCACCTTTAAGTAATCTAGCATTATAGTCCTTGATATGTGATTTTCTAACTCTTACCATTATCCATGTGTTATAGTAATCTTCCGATTC